AAGACAAGGGGAGACAAATGAATGAAATATTAGACTGCTTGTTTTTGTGCTGCCTCTGCTTCGTCTATAAGGTCAAAAAGCGTTGGCATACTTACTTTTTGTTTTGCTGCCTCGCAATAGGCTGCACCGTCTAAAAAGTATTGCGGATTGAGTTCAAAACCTACTCCATAACGACCTTTAAGCACTGCACGATAGGGTACTGTCATTAGTCCTCCGAAGGGGTCTAATACTACATCTCCCTTGTTGCTCATCTGCTCAATCACACGGTCAGCAATGTCAAACTGCATTGGGCAAAGATGCATCTCTTTTCCTTTGCTCCACTGTGATCCGTTTAGGGTGAGCATACGGGTTACATCTGTCCAGACCTCTTCGCTCCAGCTTTGAGGCTGTAAGAGCATAAATGAGGTGGGTAGTTTGCCGTGTAGGTCTAATGTTTCGGCTATTTTTACATTGAAGTCGTGGTTATAGATTGTTTCTAATGAAAAACGCTTGTACTCTTTGAAAATTACATCGTGAGGTAGTTTAGCCAACTCTTCAGGCTTTAAACAACGGTTGCCTGATGAGCGTGTAAATCCGTGTGCGTCTATTTGCCACTTGGCCCGTGTGTAGTCTTTTTTGCTCTTAATTACGGGTTCATCAGCATAAGCGTTAGTTTTATCGGTTGCGGGCTTTCTGAATAGTAAGAGATATTCGGGCATTCCTACTCCCATTTTAGTACCGTCTTTGCATTGTTCGCTCCACCCTAAGCGGTAGGTTTGACCATTTTCACGAACCACATCAGTAACGATGGTTTTCATACCCATATAGGCGAAGCCGTGCTTGGTGTAGTGCTGTATGCAATCTACGTGAAAAGGGTAGACGGTTTGCACGCCCATTCCTGATAGCCCCATTGGTACGATACGGTCTTTTACGTGTATAGCGGCTATCCTGCCAGGTTGCAGCACTCTAAATAAGTTAGGGGTGAGATAGTCCATTTGTTTAAAAAATTCCTCATTGCTTTCAGAGTGTCCAAAATCAGCATAATTAGGAGAATACTCGTATTGGGTGCTGAAGGGTATTGAGGTAAGGATAAGCCCTACACTGTTGTCTTTTAGTGCGTGTGGGTTTTCGTTAGGATTGAGTTCTACTACATTGTCGTTATTTACGATATGGTAGTAATCATTTTTTATCTCAATACGCTCCACGCCTATTTTGCGGGTGAGTACCTGAGCCATTTCAGAATGAGAAAGTCCGTATTTTTTAATTATTTCGGTCATATTCTTTACGAGTTTGTTATGGTTTTTCCACTTGTTTTCTAAGGTTTTACGCACGTTGCGTTCGGCTTCGGTATAGATTAAATCTACTCGCACCACGTTCTTCTGTAGGAAGCGTTGCAGACGGTGTATAGATTGAATGAAGTCGTTAAACTTATAGCCTATCCCTAAGTATATTGCCCAACTGCAATACCGCTGAAAGTTGCACCCTGAGCCTGCTATCACGGGCTTTGCTCCTAACTCTTGCAACTCGCCATAAGAGAATTGCTTTATTATCTCCTCACGCTTTTCAAAGTCCTGAGAACCGTATATTGATTTTAGCGTTGGGATAGCCTTTTCAATGGCTTTGCGTTCGCTCTCTAAGTCGTGCCATATTACACGATGTGCTTCAGGGGCTTCAGCACGGAGTTCTAACATTTTAGCGATACGGTCGTCTAATGACTCTCGTTTTTCTTGTGCTGATTGTTGTAACCCCAGTGCTGTATCCTTAAACAACTTTCCTTGTCCGTCTTTTTCTACCCCCGCATTTTCGTGATTAGTAGGTATTTCGTGCTAACGCAAATCTAAGTCGGGAAGTATGTAGCCCATATCGTCTGCTTCGTTTTGGGTAATATCAGAAGGCTTTGTAACGAAAAGCCCCCAAGAGGATACCCATAACCAAAACTCCTCTTCTTTATGAGCGTGTAGGGTGAGTTTGTCTGCTTTGGTGCTATCACGCTTAAAGAAACGTGTTTTGGCTTGCGATACATCCATCACCCCTAAGAAGTCGGCATACGCTAATAACTCTATATAATCATTAGGGGAGGGAGTGGCTGTGGCTACAAATCGGTATTTGATATTGTCAGCCCCTCTACGCTGTTGCATAGGACCAGCGTCGCCTGTGAATAACCTCATAAACTCACGGAATGTTTTAGAGCCTCCTAAGCCTCTGAGGATACTCGCCTCGTCAAGGCTTGCCACTTGAAAGTGTCGAGGGTCTAACTTGCCGTCTCTGATACTTTCATAATTGGTTAGGTAGATACCGTCCTTATTGTTCGTTTCCTCGATACGGCGTATAAATTTAGGGGCTACCTCCCAGCCGAGAATGTTCTTAGCATCTTCGACAAACTCTTGTCGTACGGATAGCGGACAAACTATTAACCCTTTGCCTCCTCCTAACTTTTGAAGGACTACCCTAACAGCTTCCAGCTGGGTAACGGTCTTGTGAAGCCCAAAGGACGCAAAACAAGCACGCCTACCGCCTTCGACCATCCACTTTACCATAAGTCGATTGTGAGGCTTCATACGAGGGTTAATCTCATCAAGCGAGCATTCAAACCCTTGTTTAGGAGCGATTTTGATTTTGTTCTTTAAAAACTCTTGATACTCATTCATTTTGATTTGAAATTAGAGATTTGATAAAGATTGCCGCGCGCTCAATCTCCTTTCAAATCGGTTACACAAATTAGACGGCTTTTTAGCCATTTGGTAGGAGTTGGTTATTAGGTAGTTATGCTGTTTTCGGTCGTTTTTCGGTCGTTTTTTTGGACGGGTTTTAGACATTAGTTCAATAATTCGGGGTTGTCGTGAATGTTTCCGATTACTTCTATTTCATCTTTAAATCCGTCCCACCAATTAGGATTAATTGGTCTGTGAGGTTTATCAGGAGTTATGTTCAATGCGTTTTTAGATAGCAAACAAAATCCACCATAAACTTCACTATATACTACCAATAATGGGTTGTATTCTTTACCATCTCTTTTCAGTTGTAAGATGTCATTCTCATAGATTTCTTTTCCATTTTTGTCGTATAGCCCTGTAAATTGTCCGACAGAATTTTCATCTACCAATGTATAATCAGATACTTCTTCACATTCTTCTTGGTCTGTTATATGATATTCACCATCTACAATTACTAAGTTTCCATAAGTCCATTGGCTGTTGCAGTTACTGAACCCTCTGAATTTTATTGTTCTCATTACTTTTTGATTTTAATTTAGCCCCCGCTCACGGCTCGAACGTGAGTGCTTGCCTATCGGGGTGCACAGTGGAAAAGTTACAATTTAATACCCCGTTTTTGCTATTCTTAAATTCTCTTTCTCATAACTCAAAAGACTTCTAAGGGCTTCTATCTGATGCGTACAAGTGCGGTTAATACGCTCCAACCAATCTACAAGAAACTGCTCCTCTTGAGCAATTCCCTTAACTAAGGCATTTTGAGCCGTTGCTGATAGATATTGCTCCTTTGCTATAGCTATGATAGTCTTTGTAATTTCAGCCGTTGTGCGTTGATTGTAGAGGTACTTTGCTTTGGCGAGCATCTCACCACTACGAGCCATATATACCGACAACTCTTTAATACGTTCCACCATTTCCTCTGGGTTATCCGAGCAACTAATCTCTAAGTAATTTTGAATGTCTTTAGCCTCTTTTTTTAGTGCTTCCATTTTGTCTTTATTTTGAAAGCAAGGCAGGACTCGAACCTGCTACTATCCCGATTGATACTTGCTTTTTGTGGTTACTAATTACCTAATATTACGGGCGTTCTACCGTCTGTTATAATAACCTTATTGGAGGTCTTACCCAGCATCTCAATATACTGCTGCATTAGTATTTCCCTTGTAAGCCCTACCGATTGTACTTTGTTCGTTTCTGCATCTATCTTTGCCTTTTCTAACAGCATTCTTGAGGTCTCTAACTCATTCTTTACTCTGTTAGCCTCTTGTATGGCCTTATTCCTATCTTCTACGGCTTTCAGCATTGATGCAGGAGGTTTAAGCCCCGATGTAAGTGTAGTAAGGTCAAAGAATTTTGTTTTAAACTCCTCTTTCAATCTGCTTTGTACCGATAATTCAAACTTACCTAAATTATTCATAAGGCTGTCGGTAGTGTAATTCCTTGCCTCCTCACGATAAGCATCTGTAACACGCTTGTTAAGTACATTAGCCTCTACATTGTCAAAGAACGTTTCAGGGTCTTGTATTCGGTAGTTTTTGTAGTTAAACACAATCTCAGCACCTTTGCCACGAATGGGCGTATAAGTGTAGGAAGGGTCTACCGTAAATACCCCAGCATCTTTTGCCGTGATTTCTACAATATCAGGGTCGCCCGCTTGCTCCCACATTGGTACCTGATACAGCTCACTACCTGGACCTAATATGCCTTGCGCCCCTGTTACAATTTTGAACGAATTGATACCATTTCGTCC